TGCGCATCCAAGGTCGCATCCGCTGTCCCGTGCAATGATTTTGTCCCGGAACTGCCTCCACTCCCGCGATTGGTAGAAGTCCTGATTCAGCCATCGGTCAAACCCGAACGTGTCCTTTCCCACCTCGCCGTGCAATTGCAAATAGTGCAGCCGCTCCTCATACGTCGGCAGTTGGCATAGCTCCGTGTAGCTTTTCATCTCAACCACCCGTACTTCATCAACTGATCCGTAATAATCAGAAACGCAATCCATAAAATCGCCGGGATGCCATAATCAATGAACATCTTCCGCCGAAATGAGATTGGGTGATGTTCCATTTCGTAGTCAGCCGCGATAAAGCAATACATCAGCATCATAAAGATTCCGACTCCTGCCCAGATAAGCTCACCCAAGCTGATCGTCATACTCGTCATCCTCCCCAAGGCCGTTATACTTCCGCATTGCCTTGATGGCATTTGCATACAGCTCTTCCGAATTCTTTGCATTCTCCAGCGTCTCAGTCTTTGCCCGCAGCAGTTTGTTTTCCTCTTCCAGCTTCTTCTTTTCGAGGTCAGCCTTTGTCGTTGCCAGCTTCAGGAAATGGGTTGTTTCGGCGCTGGATGCTGTCCCCTCGCGCAGCCGCTTTTCTACCAGCTTCATCGCGAGGTTGATCATGTAATTTTCTTGTGCCTCCGGAGATGTCGCTGGCCGGGCCGAAGCCGCAGCCGTTTCTCCGGGAGCGTTTCTCTTCGGTTTCATCCGTTATCCTCTTTTCGCACATTTATAATAAGGTATAAGCTTTTGCAAGGGTTCATGGGAGCTGTCAAGGTACCAGCATGGCCAACCATTTGAAAGGAGAAAAAGAAACAAATGTCTTCAGCCGCAGTGTATGAACTGAACAAACTCTATCATGAAAGTGTTAATTTTGGAGGTCAACATCATGAGGGTCAAAAGGAGGAAACTTTTCTCCCATGAGCCCTTGCAAAAACCGCCAAAGCCGCAGTCTACTCCCCACAGCCTCGGCGATATATTTCAATGTATCCAGTCTTTTGCTTGACAAATATTCTACCCGATGGATATACTTGTTCTGGAGAAACGAACATCATGCGCCATTTGTTAAAGGAGAAGCATCTAAAATTCGTATAGATCGGAGGTGAACCGAAATGACAAATAAGAAATTCAAGCAGTCACTTAGAAAAGAGAAGCCTCAGGCAGCTTCTTCTAAGAATGACCCCACAAAAGTCATGACTAAAAGTCTGCTGACTGTTTCTGATGCTTGCTCCAAAATCAAGGAGAAAATTTGGTTTTAAGTTATTGACTGAATATAATTGAAACCATAAAAGAAAGCTGGCCAAGTGATACCGCAAGTATCACACGGTCAGCTTTTCGCATTCTTAAAGCCCAAATATCAATTTTCCCTCCGGGGAAATATCAAAGACCGGCGCGATTTGAGAGGGGGTGTCATTTTTGAGACCCCCTCCCTATGCTTTTAGCACTTTACGCCGCGGTGCTTTCGTCTTTGATATCGATCTTGAGCTTTTTGTAGATGTTCAACGGATCATTTGCCACGATTTTATCGATTGCTCGCTCAATTTCATAGGCATTCTCATTGTCTGTGAACTGAGAGGACGTCTCTGCCAGCCGCATCAACAGACCAGAAGAGTTGTAGCCATGATCCGCATCATATTGATACCACTGTTCGAACTGCTCACACGGGTCGTACGGGTTATCGGTTGTGGTCAGAAAGCATCGAACCATAATTCAAAGCCTCTTTCTTACATGTTTTACTTATTGAGTGCATCGTAAATCGTGGATTTAGGCACGCCGCATGCTTTTGCAATTTCTTCGTACGTGTAACCGCCGCGAAGCATTGCTTTCGCTTTGTTCGCCTTTGCAGAGGACAAAGCAGTTGTAGTTTTCGGCATTGCACGTTTTACAATTTCATCAGAATCAGACGAATTCAGGAATTTCGTCAGCATATTGTCCGAAATTGCGCCAGCTTGAACAGCTTCCCATTCACGATCCGTGAACGTGACCTTAGACTTACGCCCGCTGGCACCCACAGAATCACGGGCACGCTGCATCTCGACAGAGGAAATCTTCTTGATTTCTTTCTTGTCGATCGTCGGATCGAGTCCTTGTTCCTGAATCTTAGCCTTGATATTGGCGTTTGCGATCAGCATCGCCTTGCGTTCTTTCGGCTTGTTGGCGATCATGTTATTGTATTTTTCTTTCAGCGAGGTCACTTCTGCTGCGTATGCCTTGGCGGCTTGCGGGTCGCGCTGGATGCCTTTCATATTGGCCGCCTCTTTGCGGGCCTGATTGGCCATCGCCTTCAACTTATTGGAAAAGTCTGCATACAGATTCTCCTGCACCGTACCAGACGACAGTGCGCGTGCATCCTTCGTCTCCGAGATCAAACTGACGGTATCCTCAGCGAGGCGCTCCTTCCCTGTCTTGGGGTCAGTGAAGGTGCGGCCGCTCTCCTTATAGATGAGCTCACCAGTATCCTTATCAACACGTACGCTGCCGCGGCGCTCCGGTACACGAACGGTCTGCTTACGGCGAGACAACAGGGTGGATGCGCCACCATAGTGCGTGCCGCCCTCTTCGTCCACACGGATCTGCCACTTTTGTTTCAGTTCGGGGATGCCATTCTCACGCTCAGACCGCTTGTAATCCAGCTTGTGCTTTTCGGCATCAATGACCACCATGGAGTGCTTGACAGCACGTGCAAGCTCATCCTCATCCGCGCCGCGAAGGGTCATGTCCGTGATGAGGTTCGAGATTACACCCATTTCGCGTTGCTTCTCTTCCTTCTTCATGAGACGCACATTGTTCGGGTTGCCTTCCGGAACTGCATACGCAGTCTTCGGGTCGAAGCCTTCCAACGCTTTCAGCGCATGGGTGGACTTGATGTTGACCTTGTCAGAGACAGGAATCGCCATAACGGTGTCGCCGTCGAAGTCTGCACCAGACAGACGCTCAGCTACCTTAGCATTGATACCGATTGCATCCTGAATCGCACCGAGATTCCGCTTGCCGCTCAAGTTCTTGTTGTTGACCGTGACCATGGGAATTTCAAAGGTGCCCGCATGCGGATAACGAATCAACGCAAGATGGGTTCCGTTCTCATAAGTCGGGCAGTAAGCTTCTGTTTCCTTGATATTGTTGAGAGGCAGGATAACCTTGGTGGACTGACCGGGAAACGCCGATGCTTTCAGGGTCATCGATGTACCTTCGCAGGTGTCTGCAAAGTCGTTGAGCAGCTTCTTCTTGACTGTCGGATTATCATAGTGCATAATCTCGTCATACTGCGCCTGATAATCTGCAACGGTGAGCTTCAACTGATTCTCGATCAGCTTCTTCGGCTGCTTGGACAGGAACTGCGAAGAGACATTCTTCGACATCGTATCCCAGTCGCCTTCCTCTTTCAGTTTGTTGATAGGAGAAAGATGCTCTTTGCCGTCAGCACCGATGTAAGTGCTCTGACCGTTCGCCTTAATGGCTGCACCAAACGGGTTGTCCGGGTCTGCCTTGGCTTCCTTCAGAACCTTCATCTTAGGTGTGCCGGAGTGCTTGTTCGTGTTGAACATGATGTCCACACCGTCCGGAAGGTCATCCGAATATACAGCCATACCCTTCAGGTAATGATCACCATCCACAAGGATGCGAACCTGCGCATAATGGCTCTTACCAAGGTCGAGGTCAGGCACGCCGCGGCGAATCTCCATGACACCGTCCTTGTCCAAACCGCCTTCGTCACCATAGCGAATGGCAACGCGGCTGGAATCCAGACTTGCAGGGCGCTGGAGCTTCGTAAAGATATCACCACCATCATCCGTATGATAATCGCCCAGCGAATCGATCTGTTCCTGATGTTGGTAGGCATACTTCTGATCGAATTCGGGCTTAGCAAGCACCGTGATGTTGGTCTGCTGGCGGTTATTCGTCGGCTGCTTAATACCAACGCCATAGCGCTTATAGCCATACTCTGCTTCCAGAATATAAGCAGCCTCATCCAGCTTACTTTCCGATACGCCGAGCACCTGATTTGCACCTTCGGAAATATCAATCATACCTTTCTTGTCTACTTCCTTCTTCAAGGTTTCGGCAATCTTCTCGGCCTGACTTGCTTTTTCTCCGATGCCATTGTTGTACTTCGACCGAACACTCGATTCGCTCATGCCGAGCTTATTCGCGATTTCCGTCCAGCCAAGATTTTCCTTTTCTTTCAACCTGCGAATCTGATCGTATTCCAGCGCCTTGCGATCATGACCGGCCTTCTGACGTGCAATACGGAACTCGGTGAGTCCCATTTTGTACTCGTCCGGAAGGCTGCCATTGATTGTGTCCAGAATATCTTTCTCGGACAAGCCCTTTTTCTTCAGCTCATCCACACGAGACAGAAAGTCACCGGAATGCTGATACGGATTGTCACCGGAACCCCAAGGATAACGGCCAGAGTGGCGCTTGGTGCCGTAGTGCTCCAAAACACTATCGTTGGAAGGAATGCCCAAATAGGCACGGATGTCTTTCTCAATCGCGTTCATGCTACTGCTCCTAACTTCAAATCTGCAATCACTTTGTCGAACTCGCGAATCTTCTCGATGATGGGGTCGATATCCTCATAAGTCGGATTCTCGATCCAAATATCATCGTTCTGATAGATTCGGGTCTCAAACTGAATATCTTTCGGGTTGATGCGATACTCCATGCAGAACAGAGCGGCATAAATAAAGAGCTGCTCCATGTGTGCAGGAACAGCTCCGGTTTTAAGATCATGAATACGAAGGAGATTATCATTGAATGTAATTGCGTCTGCGGTGCCGAAGCAGTTCTCGCTATAATAGAGAACCATCTCCGGGTCCATGCGGAAACCGATTGCATCGTTAACATATGCGTTCAGAGTTTTCTTACTCTTGGGCAGCTTCTGTCGGAGAGTAATGCACTCTGCGGCAAAAGCATGAAGGCGCGTTCCCTTCTCTTTTGCCTGAAAGTTCATGTACGCATCGGCCAGACGCTGTGCGTCATAATTGAGCCAATGGTACTTACTGGCTCCGAGGAAGGCATGCTGCCCCGTGAGCCTCGAATGATCGTTCCATTGCATTTAGAACTTCCTCCTTATTTTCGGGATAGATGAAAGCTGCAAAGCTCATACTGTTGAAATCCTGAACATAATAGTCCTGATTCGGTCGATGAGGTGCATCCGCTGACCGCTTGCCTTCCAACGCGCCCCAAGTGTGACCATACAAAACCAAGAGGTCAGGATGCCCCTGCACCTCGTTCGGATCCAGATGGACCACCTTGCAGCCGGGAAAGCGCTCTTTCAGTTCTTTCACCAATCTCGTTTTGAATTTGTTTTCAAGCATGCTACAACCTCCAAAATGAAAGGAATAGTGCGTAAGACGCATTCTATTCCCCCCATAAAAGGGGATGTTTTTCTCGCGGTAGATTTTGTGAAAAAGTGCGAATTTTTGTGAATTTTGGACAAAGAAAAAAAGCCCCTGCGCTTTTCACGCAGAGGCAATGCTCATGGATGTTAATATCTGTCAAATAGTTCTTCAGGGCCGCAGTGCATCGGAAGGCTCTCGTATTTTCGCCATAATCGTCTTGTATAGAACCTGCATCGCAGTTATAGTCATATGCGTCCGGGCCATGAGATCTATACAAATCGTCATATGAATAGCACATCTCACAGCGGTCGCATTTCCATGTTTCTGGTCCGACATGTGCAAGGCGCCGACCACATTCACATACAGGGGCTTTAACATGAAGTTCTACAAATTGATTAGCGCGGCAATCCACACGATTACCATCCCGATCAGTTGTCCACCATTCTTCAAAAGCCATACAAAATACCTCGTAGAATCAGAAGCGTTACGCTCGTACACTGTGGTTCTATGATACATCTATGGGCAAGCTGTTTCAAGCCCCAAAAATAGCGATGGCCAAAAACCCGTTTTTCAGTGTCAATTACTATATATAAATTTTCATTTTTTTCATTAACTGAAAGAAAAAAGTGGGTTTTTGGCCAAACTGCATAATTTTAACGAATTATCGTTATTTTTGTGGCCATTTTTTCTAAAACTTTTGGCCACGAACCGGGTTTTTGGCCACAAAAATGACAAATTCTGACGTTTCATCACAAAAAGCGGCAAATTAAAATGGGCAGATATAGCAATCAAAAGAATCCTTTCGAACCAAGAAGACATATAATCATGAATACTGCAAAACCAACCGCACCAATTATAAGCCCTTTGTTCTCTTCTTTAATGCCGTCTTTTCGCTTCTTCTCTTCCATCTCCATCCGCTTGAGCTCCAGCTCTTTCTCAGCCTTCACTCTCTGGACTTCCGCCTCATTCACATACCGATGCGTTTCCTGATAGTCATCCAACCGAACCTTCGTCCCGCAGAACTCGCAAAACATAAAGTCCCTGTTGTCGTCTTTCGCTGTAAGTTCAGCACCGCAGCTAGGGCATTTTACCGTCCGTGCCATAAAAGCACCTCCTCATCTTGCTATAAGAATATCATGGAGACGTACCAGCGTCAAGGATTTTAAGGAGGTATAATCCAAATGATCAATTTATCGAATATCATTACTATTTCACCTTATACTCCACAATGACATTATTCCAACTCACACCATAAACCTTATCATCAATCCGAGCCACAATCTTTTGGTCAGTAGATTTCAGCCAAAGCACTTCACCGTCACCCTCCAAATACACGTCTCTGCTGTTCGGATAATAGATAGTGATGTGATAATCCTGCTCGTCGCTCGTGGTGCTCTTGCTCTCCGTCCGTTTCGAGCACCCGCACAACCAGATGCACAGGCACAGCATCAGCATACACCAAATCAGGCACACTGTTCGATTCTTATTCATAACTCATAAGCCTCCTCGCCGCTGCATAAAGGAACTTCTTGACCGACCATGTATCGATGCGGAATTCAACCCGCAGTTTCTCCAGTTCGGGATTCGGATACTCCCCTGCCCGGAACTCCGTCATCTCCATCGCTCTGCGCAAACGACGATCCGCCGAACCGCGGCTGCAACTGAATTTATCTGCCAATGTGCATTCGACATCAGACAATGAAACGAACTGATGATGCGCCAGCTTATCCATGAAGATTTCAATTGCCTCACCCATGAGCTCGCCGCCGAAGGTAATCACCGGCACCCGCATCTGGATGAGGAAGTCGTACGTTTTCTGCTGCATTCTCGTTCACCATGCTTTCTTTATCGATCTTTACAAATGCAAGAGCTACTTTCAGGAGGAGAAGCTGAATTTTTTCCAGACTTTTAACTGTCTCGGCAAGCTCTTTGATTGAGCAGGGGCCCTCGATTTCAACCGAGGCATAGGTACTCGGATCAAATGTCTCTGCAAAGTTGATTAGGTTCTCTACAAAATTCTCGTCATTAAAATTTGCAGAGAATGTTCCACCTATCGGGTTATAGCACAGTTTATACCCGGTTTCGGTCGTGTATAAATGAAAGCCAAACTGTTGCAGCACGTCAATATATTTCTTATCAATTCCTTTCATAGTTACTTCACCATGCTCCCCTTCCGTGTCTGGTCATCCGCAGGCCAGTACGTGTAAATATCATCGAACACCACCGGAATCTTCTTCTGAAGCTCCATCAACAACGGGCACATGAGCTCCCGCATCTGAGGATGTGCTGCCACAGGAGTACGCAGCTTGAAGATGTTGCGCCACTCACGGTAATTGGCCGTCACCACGATCTCGGTCTTCAAAGACAGCGGCAGGACGCACCGAGCCTGTTCGGGACGCATACCCAAAGCAATCATGTCCTTGTAAAGAATCTCGGCAGACTCGCAGGAATCAACCCAAAGACTGCCGGGAGTATATTCTGCGTTGCCAAGGTCTTTATCGGCATCGGTCACCTCGACATAATACGGCCGAATAAAGCTCAGCTCCCCGCCAAACTTCTCCTTCGAGTAGTTGCAGTACCGGGTGCTCTCCTGTGCAAAAGAAGCAATGCGATGCCGCACCAGCTCGTTAGCCACGCCACGGTCACAGGCAAACAGCACAGACAGCTGAGAATGCTCCAGCATAGCCTCATGCCCCTGCTTCACCAGAAAGCCCACCAGCTTCTTTGCCGACTCACCGTCCGGCGTGATCTTGTCTTCGCTCTTGTAGCAGACCCGCGCTACCCGCTCGATCTGCTGGAGTTCTTTGATGCCGCCCTCAGAAATATCAGTGAGGATTTCGTACTTAGGTTCAACGATTTTCATATGTTAGCAATCCTTTCTCTTTCGGGATCTCGCAAAATAGAATCCCAGTCTCTAATAAGCTTCCGTAAGCCGTGATCATCTGCTATTGGGTTCATTGTTTCTTCATCATATTGCACTATGACGCTGCCTGCATTATCGCATCCAAATCCGCAATGCCGACACCGAATCTTATACTTGATTTCAAGGCTTGTCTTAGCGGTCGCTGTTTCGTATACAGTAGGCCTCACTTCTGAATAGCATACCGGACAGCATCTCATAAAAGATCCTCCCGCTTCAACTTACACTCCCAGTCACCGCAGATATCTCCGCAAGCAAACTTCTTTGCGGTCTTCAGGCCTTTACGGATAGCCTCCTGCTTATTTTCTGCTTTGACCACGAAACTCTGATGCCCGCCACCATTGTCCGTGCACTCAAACCAAAATGTGTACATCTTCATATAAAATCCTCCAAAATCGAGTCAAGCAGAATCTCCAGCACCCGGTTTATGCCCGCCACCACTCGATATGGCCACGGTTCTTTCGGTTCCACCCAGACAGGGTTATCAGACTTTCTCAGCGCACCATAAAGCCACCTGTCGGACTGCCCAAGTGAAATATCATTCTCCATGCACCATTCACGAGCATCTGCGTAGCTAATGACACCATTCATGCAAAGCTCAACCACATCACGCAACGTAGCGTTCGGCTTGATCAGGATATCTTTTTGACGCTCGTAATCCTCAAAATACAAGTCCTCGCGGGACCAGTCAGCCCTGCGAATAACTTGCGCAAAGGCTTTGCCATCCGCATAAAGCGTCGTAATATCCTCATCAATGTCAATTCGAGGACACTCGTACCTTCGTATGGCCTCAACAACTTCTTCATAGTCAACCATATCGCACCTCATACCAGAATCCGGAACAAAATGAACCAGATCAGCTTCAGCGTGAACACAATGACTAGCAGCCACGCACAGATAGCCATGGTCAGGGCCAGCATACGTCCGAAGAATGCGCCAATCTTATCCCAAACATCATTCATCCTTATCAACCCTTTCGAGACCTGTAAAATATCCAATGCCAATATGACCACCATCGCAATAATGAATTGGGCGGAACGCCATCAGACCGGCCAGATTGTTCTTCGCATCTTCGGGATTACAGTATGGACTCCCATCGTTAAATTCCCTCTCGCAAAATCGGCACTTGTAAGTCGGATAATAAAATGTCTTCACCCAACACACCTCCTCGCAGCATCCAAACGGCTTTCCGCAGCGTTCAACTCAAAGATAGCCGCCGTGATAAATGCCGGGTCGCAGTTCTCAAAGTGGTTCCTAGCAATTTCCAATTCTTGTAGAGGGTTACAATATTTATGGATTGCGCCAATTTGAGCTTCACATTCTGGGATTCCCAACCAACGAGCCCATTCTTCTGTTGGAGATTTAATTCCGAGAAGCCATTTGATTGGTTCCGTCCAGAATATCTTGATAAACTCAGCGATTTTTCGCAGCATTTCTACACCTCCACATCTTTGTGATTTGGCGAGCCGTGAGCCAGCCCACAACATCATCATGGCCAAGTGCCTGCGTGCCCATCACCTCGATAAGCCCCTGCTCAAAGCCATAGGAACCCCAACCCCAAATGCCATCCCAGATATGATTTCCAGCAGCATCATATGCAGTGATTTGCTCACCACCATCGTGTCGTCCGCCCGGAAGATACTCTTGACACTCCGGTCTGTCCATCTCCGGCCAACGACGTCCATAAGTATGCGGAACCTTAGCGTGCTTCAGCAGAATGTCCAGCTTCTGCATCTCGGTCATGTGATTCCAAACCCGGAGTTTCCATGTTTTCTTAGACATGTTTCTCATTTCTGCATTTCCTTTCGTCAGCCTCCATGGCCTTTGCGATTTTATGCTGAATATAAAGCACACAGCCAGCCTGACTATCACACCCGAATGAAGCCAATAGTCCAGCAATAGCATTCAAAGAGTTCAAATCCTCTTCAGCAAATATCATTTAGCGTTCACCGTTCCTCCTGATACTCTACAATTTGGGTCACTTCGCTCTGAACCCGGCGTAAGAAATCACACGTACCGAAGCAACCGCATTCCGCCAATGCCTCGGCGATATCGCCCAAAATATCCATATCGGTTCTTGTGAGATTAACTTGAGGAATAACTTCAATGTTCTCCTCTGTGATAAATGGGGTATAGTCCCCACAATGGCAGCATTTAATGTTCATGCGTTGCATACAAGCATCTTCCTTCAAATATAAAAATATAGATTTTCAAATTGTCCTACGGAATATCTTTTAATATACTCCGCGAATTTTCGCAGCATGGTTACTACTTTCTTCGTATATATTAGATTTGAAATCAGTCGTATACTTTATATTCCATATTGCTAACATGGGCGATGGTATCGTAGTTATCACCCTCAAAACGAAACCTTGCCATACCGTTCGAGGTTAAATCAGAGAACTTTTCTAAATATCCGCTTCGTCCGGGCCAAGGGCGGATGATTTTCATGAAGACCTTGTGGGTCGTGGCTTTTTCCTGAATCTCGTGCATTTGAATAGCTCCTTTTTGTTACAGTTCATAAAATAAAGAGCCGCAGATTTCTCCACGGCCCTCGCCTTAAAAATAGTGAATTCTAATATTCAAAATGTTTATGCATTCATCAAATTTGCGGATAATGTCATATACATTTTCATGTAACGGATCTTCCATCTGATATTTCCGAGCCAGTTTCATCAGCTTAGCTCTAGTCACTTCATCGAAGCCGCCATTATTTTTTGCCTCCATGTAAATAACCATTGCTTTTGACGCATACTTCATGCTGGTAAACATGCCATCCAAATATCCTCTTACATACCAATATGCTCCGTAAATTTTCAGAAACAACTTCATCATTTGTTTCACCTCCATAGTAGAGGCCGTTATTTTCGCGCCAAAAAGGAAGAGTCGCAAATTTCTTCGCAACTCCGTCTTTTTATTTGTAGATAATGATTCTAAACTTCTTTTTCACCAATTCTTTTTCCGTTATTTTCAGACTCCCGCAAACTTTGGCCAGATGTTCACTCTTTGGCACTGAACCAGTTATCCAGCTCTGAACTGATCTTCTTGATACTCCAATTTGATCAGCCAGTTCCTGTCTAGTTAAATTCCGTGCTTTTAGCGCTTTATCCAACTTTCGCCCGTCAAGTTTCTGATAAAGTAACACAACCTTGGTTTTGTGTTTCATATAAATCACCTCCATAATATGCGGAGATTTTTTCGCGCCTTACTTGACGCTAACCTTAGCCTCCTTGAAATTCAGAGGCTTAACCGTCCCCTCCCGCGCACACTCCGTCAGGCACTCATTGCAGGGCTCGTCCGTCTCCAGCACCTTGAAGCTCTTGCACTTCGGACAGTAGGTTGCATAGTCCACTTCGCGCATCCAGTTATTCATCAGCGTTTACCTCCGTCGTATCTATGCATCGTGTATCTATTGCAAATCTTGCACTTAGCATAGCGGATGTTCGGATAGTACCTTGAATACATCGCAGCTTCATTCCATTTATGAAGTGCGATTGTGCGTTTGCAAGCGCAGTCCATACACGCAATTTTTATTCGGTCACTCATCTGATTTTACCTCCCGAACGATTGTTACATTCCCACAATGAGGGCAAGTCGTCATCACTCCATCTGGAATATTGGTATACTGTGATCTTTTGCGGACCCACCATTCGGTCGGCGCTTCAAAATGCCTACCACAGGAACTACAGACAACTGTGATAAGCGGTACATCGTTTGAGCTTTTCGTCTTTACCGCAAACCTATCATCCAGCTCCGGATGGGTCTCCCGCTGGTTCAGTGCCCAGAGCAGGTTCCAGCAGGCAGCGCGCAGGTGATCCTCATCGTCCATTCCGACCATGTACTTGGCCAGATGCCTAGAAGCACTGTCCAGAAGCGAATGCAGTGGGATACCCTTATCCACGTTGTGCTCGCCGTACTTCAATGCGCCCTCCTCGCAGTGCTTGCTGACCTCCATGATGCCATACCAAGGCAGAAGATCCATCCGCCCCTTCCCTGCGTGCATATCACGCTTTGCACCGGTTTCAAACTCCGTGCGATCTCCCGAATCTCTAATCATTTGTCTTCCTCCTTTTTGAATCCTTGAAAGTCTCCTATCCCAAAGCTTCCATCTTTGCAATGGTGAACGTCACGTACATGCGCACCAATTCCACAGCCTTTCGGATACCATTTACCATCATAGGCTGCACCCGAAACGGATTCAATTGCCGTATTTTCACTAGCAGTCGTAATAGACTCAAATAATTCTCCACACAAGCGGCACTTGTAAATTCCATGAAACAGTGTCACCCGTTTTCTGCCTCCAACTTTTCAATAATTTTACCGATCGTGCCGATAACATAATTTCCAAGGAAATTCTGAAAAGCAGCATCCTTGGTGGCGCGAAGCATCATTTTGAGCGCTAACTCATCAGAAACTGCGTAATCAATCATTTCTTTGTTGGCCTTTTCTACTATTTCCTTGGGAAACAGTTCTCGAATATTATTACTCTCCATAAAATTTCCTTTCGTTAAATACCTTCTTCGAGTTCAGTGCCCTTGAAATCGCCAAATCAATCGGTGCCCTGCTCTTCAAGTGGTAGTACCAGAGATCCTTGTAAGGCGTATTCAGCCGGTCAATGCGCCCAGAAGCTTGCTCCATGATTTTATAGGAGTAGTTCTGCGAGTAAAATATAATGGTGTCCGTCTTGATGCAGTTCCAGCCTTCTGCTCCGGCGTTATACTGCACGAGATAGACCCATCGCTCTCCATCCGGAATCGGTTGATGCTTATGCCCGTTCCATTGTGCTACTTCCACGCCTTCGTCATAGGCCAGATTCAGCAGAATATCCAGCTCATAGTCGAAGTTATAGAAGATGATGACTCTAGGCCGGGTCATGCAAATATCCAGCACTTCCCGCTGGCGGCTCTCGTCCGAATTGACGAGCTTCCGCAGCAGATAGCAGAACTCGCTGGCTGTCTCGATTGGCTTGTTCTCCCAAGGGTCCCAGCGATTCCGACATATTTGCAAATATCTCGGTTTATCGTAGTCCACAAAGACGTTTTCATGGTGCGAAACCGTTGCCCGTTCGAAATCCATGTCTACCAGTACCCGCTCCCGTAACCGCACAAGCCTCTGTGTGTTCAGATAACGGTCGATCTTTGGATATTTTGAGAAACGGGCATAGACAACGTGCTGGTTATTGAACTCCGTACGATTCCGGAAGAATCCGTTTGCAATAAACACCGGAATATAATCCGTCCAGCAGTCACCGGGCGTTGCACTCAGCAGAATCCACTCGTTCTCCTTTGTGATCTTCAGGAACGATTTCACCCATGCACCGCTGCCAACAACGCGCTGTTCGTCAAATATAAAGAACGAATTCTTTACACCAACGTACTTTCCAATGTTGTTCCATGAATCCACAACTACGGTATGCTCATAAATATTATGCTCTGGATCCGTAGACATGTAGAAATGGGCCAATTCTTCATCCCATTCGCCAGTGTCCCGCTTCCGAGCGGTCGTGATGATGTACAAATCCGGTGGTTCTGTCATCTTAACGTAATTTTCCGTGTTCACCTGCCCGTCAAATAACGTATAATAAAACGCCAGACTCGTTCTTGATTTGCCGCTCCCGACGCCACCGCAGAGGATGCATCCAATTTTCATCCGTTTGAGTGCATCCAACTGGTAGTCATAGAGCGTTACTCCTGCCATCAGTTTCATTACCTCCATTCCCTGTGCACATGGATTGCCGACTTTCTGCAATGTTGCTCATAAGCCAGCAGTGCAATTGTCGCTTCCTGCTCGTCCTTGCCTTCGCCCAAAATGGTGTACGACCAAAGCTCTTTGCCGTTCTTCGTGAAGACCTTCCACTCTTTCTTAGTAGAGTCCGTGCTTTTTGCAGTAGGACGCATATTGCAGTCCCTCCTTATCGGCTTCTCTCATGATTTCCTGAAGGGTAAGCTTCTTCGGTTTCAGTTCGGCCTTCTTCAGAAATCGCTCTTTCCGGCATTTGTCGCAGTACCTCTTGCCCGGATAGACGTCGTGCATCATCACCCCACAGTCCACACACGGTTTATCGATCTTCCAAACTTTGCCCATAAATATCAATCTCCTTTATTCTGAGCATTTGCGAGTCATGCAGGAATCGAACCTGCCGTAACAGCCCTTGCTGATGACTCAAATAAAAAGAGCCGCAGATTTCTCCACGACTCTCCGTTCTACACGAGCCTGAAGTTATTGCTCTTCCGGCTCACAGTAGTCGATTTTCAAATGAGATTGACCAGAAGCATCCACTTCTACCCAAAATTTTTCCGGTTGATGTAACAGCTTCTCATATTTCTCCAGAAGCTCCGGACTCAGCGATCCGAAATCGTCTTCCGTAAGCCCGACGATCAGAAAGGTTCCTGCGATCACATCAATCGGTGTTCCGTCATCAGACAGAAGCGTACGGTTGAAATTGTCCATCGAGCAGCCGAGCAGCTTGCCTCCTTCATTGCAGATCACGGCCACCGGATCATCCCACGGATAAGTTGCTTGAATCGGGCCGCTCACTTCTTTCTGCAAGGAGTCCAGACTGAGCGGGATCCGAACGATTTCGGGATAGCAATGCGCTTTGATACGGAGCACTTTGATTCGTTTCATGATGTCAACCTCCAACTCGTTCATAAATATCAATCGAGCTGTTTCCTCTGAGAACGCCATTTGCGACGTGGGCACTCACCGGCTGGAGCATTCGACCAAGGACTGACCCCGGCACTCGAAAATATCAAGAATTAGTACGGCATATCGTTCGGATCGTCCGGTTCCGCCATGTCTGCTTCCGGTGCAGCATAGCGCGCATACCGTTCTGCATACGGGTCAGCATCTGCATCCTGCTCCACATACATGACATCCGCATACAGGCTGTATTCGCCCGGAGCGTTGCGCTTCTCTACGAGATTGGCCTGAAGGCAGACATTCTTGACACGGATGAAGTCGAGCTGACCGACCGTATCCGCATCGCACAGCAGACGCTTGCCCGCGGTCGTGATCCAGTAAACGCGCGGCGGCCACTTGGAATCCATGTTGACATTGACCGGCACGTAGAGGGTGGGCACATACGGCTCATCATAGGTGCGCTCCGGGTTCGGCTTGGTCTGCTTGACCTTTACGCCCAGAGATACCAGATAATCTGCCTGCTCCTGCGTAGGGATGACCACATTGACCCGGCGCTTATCCGAACCAAAGCGGTCGCGGCTGGGATCACCAGAGAAATTGGTGGCATAAATGAAACGGGTATCGTCGATATTGACTTTCTGACGCTTAGTGTACATGTTATCTTGCTCCTTTGATGTATAATTCACTTTCATATCAAGTAATCGCAGGGTTACGTTGATCTGTTTTGTTAATTCGGCAAGTCTCAGATTTTCCGGCACTGTCCTATAGATCTTTACCATCAATTCCAGAAACTCCTCATATTCCGATTTGGCTTCTCCGACAAGATGCCTTATCTCATTTGGGTACGCTATCATATCGATACCCCTGCTTACTTGCTCACAATTGCATCGAGGCCATCAATCAAAATCTTGAGTGCAACGATCTTGGCGCAGAGGTCCATCGGTTCCTTCGCCGGATCGTAATAAACACGCTTGATTTCTTTCACCAGCGCCTTCATATCATCCACCTGCTTATAACCGCTCTTTTCGACCCACTTTTTGATTTCCTTATAGAAATCATCGCTGTTGTTGGCACAACGCTTTGCAATGGCCATCGCCATCCCCTTTTCCGGGTCGAATTCTTCCTTTGCGTTGCACTTTACCACGGTCTTGCTGCCGTCAGTCCAGAACACGATCGTTGCCGGGGGATTGAAGATTACATTCTTGATACTTGCTGCGGTCATAGTGGTTTCCTCCTTCTTTTTGGCTGCCTCTTCCATCACACGGTCAACCAAGTGCATGTAACGCATAGAATCGAGCACCGACTCTTCCGGCTTCCGAATACGCCAGTCACCTTGACGGTCACGCAGAAGATCGCCCGGATTGAACTGGAACGTTCTTCCATCTTCCAGCTCAAGATTCATTTGAACAGAACCCAGTTCAGTGTAAAAGTTATTGACAAACCCGATATGATGGCCATAGGGGTCATACAAACTTCCATGACACATAAAATATCACCTCACATCAAAATTTCTTGCAGCTTCATCCTGTGCATCACTCCACGGCAAGTCGGGTGCCGTCCACGGAGAAACACCGGAATCGTCCGCGGCAAACCACTCAAAGTCGCCGTACTTCGAAATTTCATCGACGGCTTCTTTTACTTCCTTATTGAAATAGCCCTCGTCGATCGCATCCTCCATCTGGAGAGAATAAACGCACTCGCTTTCCAGCCAGCGGTAATCCTTTGCGCCCGTGACCGAACTGTACTTTCGTTCGCCGTCTTCGGTCATTCCAGCTTCCCGCACAAGAAGAGCGCCGCCCTTTCCGGGCCTAATCGGGCAGAACTGACCAACACGGCCCACAAAAATATAATTGTGCTCCCCTGCGGGCAGATCCTCGTTCTTGTCCAGATAGATGGCACCTTTCGACACGGTTTTGGTCTCGCAAAGGTCAGAGAATACGATTGGCTCCTTCGAGAAGAGTGTCTTGAAGACGTACGGAACTTGGAACTGGGTGCCCGTGGCCGTCCATTTGCCCCCTTTCTTCTCATTTTTCTCTGGAATATACCCATACTGGCCCTTGCAGCGGTCCGCGTCCATGTACTTTGCAATATAAACAGCGTTGTTCACAAGGCACATCTTCTCATAGGTAGCCTCGTGTTCGAACGTGTATCCGTACTTTTTTGCAAAGTTCATGCAGAAATCGATGATCTCCGGCGTCGCTTCGGGAATCTTGATAGAATCCGTCTTGATATGCGCCACCGTAAAGCCGCGCTGCTGTACCTCATCCTGCAAAGTGCGCATAAATAAAGCCCCTCGAAGCGCCACGATATTGTTGGCGTTCTTGGGGTTGCGGAAGGGGTTATCAAAGGTCGCGCTGGTCAGACCGTAGACCGAGTTGATGGCGATCTTCAGTGCCTGTGCCAGTGCTTTTGCCTGACCGGGATCTTCCAGATACTTCGCCAGTTTGCCGTCAAACAGCTTCTTAGCCTTGTCGTACTCACCATGTTTTACATGGATACGTACGTCCATCAGGTCATTGAAGTGCTTGGTGTACTCGCCAAAGTAATTCATGGCGACGGCGGAGTGCGGATGCAGCGACGCAACATCCAGCAGCGCAACATTGCTGTACATGTTCGGTTCTGCATAGACATAACCGCCCATGCCGAGATCTGTGCCTCGGAACATGTTGTGCATTTTTCCATCCTCTCCGCGCACCCATTCGTAACCGGGAAACGCATTGATGATGTTTCGGTCGGTCAAAATATCAGGCTCGACCTCGACCACCGAATCCGATTTTCCCGTTGCAAGGTCGGTATAGACCAGCTTGGGGTGCTTTTCCCGTCCAAATATAATTCGAGTC